AGGTGGACCGCCTGAAAATTGGTTTGTTACCGCATCAGGAGTTGACTATTTCACTCTGGAAAATCATAGCCATTTTGGTACAGGCACAAACGAGGCGGCTCAAGATCCGTCTTTTGGTGGTGCTGACATAATGCAGGTGCCACGTGCATTTGTTGAGTTAATTGGTGGCACAGGTCATTATTTAAGTTTCCTTAATATTGATGGTAACTTTAATATGCCTATATTTGGTTTTGGTACTCAGAATACGGATACGGCTCAGTTTAATATCCATGATGTTTACGCCAGAAATAGAAATTCCAATGACGAGATAGGTTCTACAAGTACCGGATCTAGTGGTAGATGGGGACCGAATGTTTACATAAGACTGGCTGATAATGCGGCTAATTTCACCGAATCTCTTGTATTAGGTGGTTCACACGCTTTTGCGCCTATTGGAGTTGTTAATGCGAATGGTGAAATATCAGGAACAGATTTTGAGTCAAGCGCTGGTGGAACGTCATCAAGCGGTCAGACAATAAGTCGAGACATATAATTTAAACAAAAAGAAGGAGGTTTTATGATTAACAGTTATTTTGGAAAGGCAGATAGAGCGCGCTATGACGGTCATGGCAAGATATTAAATCCGATACCTTTGTGGATGAATGATAAGTACAAACAGGATTTGAAAAGGGATATACGCCAGATAGAGCAACAGGAGAGAGAAGGTTTTATATCTCCAAAGGAGAGAGCTACTAAAATGGCCAGGAAGCAGAAAAAAGTGGATATCTTGCGGTTTATCAAAGAATCAGATCCTAGAAACAATTCAGGGTTTAATAAGGATTGTGCAAAAAAGGCTAAGGATTCTGTCTTGGAAAAGATCAGATATATCTCACCATGCTTATCAGCTAATCCTAAAGTACCTTCTGAATTTGATGGTGCGGAAACGAATCCACAAGAAGAAGGCAACAAATCTAAAAATCCATGTATCTCCCTTGATACTACCGAAGAAGTCGAAGAAGCCAAAAGGGCAAATCTCAGGATAGCGGAGATTGAGGGTAAGCCTACGGTATCAAGGGATGATGCTACAAGAATGGTTCGATTGTTGGCGGTTGCTTTAGGAGTGAGGGTAGGCTATCAGGCTTTTCGCAAAAGGCCTATTCTTGGTCGTAAGGGATCACAGGTTGGATGGAGCGAGGAATATTCTGGAAACTATGAAGGGGTATTTGATCCTAATAAGGTTACGATTGATAGGGATGAGTACGAAAGGCTCAAGGCGGCAGGTGAAGCTTTAGCGGTCAAGCATACGAAAAAGAAGCCTGGTAAACCCTGGTCATGTTCTGAGCCTGGTTGTGGGTTCGAGGGAACTACAAAACAGAAGGGTATGCACATAGCAAGACATAGGAAGGAAGCAAAACGTAAGAAAAAAGAACTTGTAACGACTTAATAAAGGAGAGTTTCAATGTATGACGGTACAGGAATGAAACGTATGTTACGTGAAGCTCTCCTTGAGAGTCCCAATACAAGCTTTCTACTGGATCATGTAAGCTACCAGTTTTTATGGGAAGCCGCTAGTAATTGGCTATTCAGGACCAATAGCCTTAGAGCGAGCGAAACGATTACGACGGTGGCCAACCAGGCTGAATACACATTGGCGCCGGATCACCTGGACATATATCCGGATGATAATGGCGATAAGTTTATTCAGTATAACAACGGTAGTGTCAGTAGTTTTCCCAGGTGGAAGCCGTACTCTGAGATACTTCACAGGGCGACAAATCCTTCGGTAGCGATACCAGGCCGATTTACCGTAATAGATCACCCAACTCTTGCGGATATTATAACCGGTACGGCTACTGCCGTCGGAACTTCAAGCAGGGGCTTGGCAACACTTAGCGATAGTGGTGGAGGTTTCTCAGGAAATGTGAGCGTAGGTGATGTTGTTCATAATACAACCCAGACTTTTTTTGGGATTGTTATTTCCGTAACTTCTGATACAGCATTGGTAACAGCCATGTTTACTAATACTGCCTCTAATCAGAGTTGGGCCGATACCAACGCCTATACGATTATTCCACAGGCCAGGTTGAGGCTTATATTATCGCCGCCACCAACCACCGCCAGCCATACTTTAACCATTAATTACATTTCAAGGCCTGCGCCGGTCTTCTCTGCAGATCATAGATACAGGATCCAATCTCAGTACATATCCGAGATAATTCGTGATGCAAAGGCATTGTATGAATTCAGGGGTGGTGATTATGAGATAGGTACAGCAGATAAGCAACTCTCTGACAGGGGAATTACAATAGGAAATATCCGTTATGACAAGACATTTGGCCGAAAGGGATTCAAGGTTGGATTAAGGGGATTGAGATAGAATTATGTTTTTTTCTTTGTTCTTGTAATTTTTTTCTCATTGATTTGATTGAATCTAAAGGATTGCCTTTAAAAGTGGCAGATTCGCCATTGGGGAAACCTTCTTTATTATTCATATAATCACTAAGATATTTTGGCTTTTTCATTTTAGGTTAGTGATATTATTAGTAAACCAAACAAGGAATTCAAGTAAATAATGCCAAAAACAGAAGAACAACCATTTCAGATAGATTTTACCGGCAGGCTTATTACCGGATACAACGCCACGAAGATCGTACAGGAAGACCAACGCAGGGTGGTTGTCAATTTTCAGACACTTGAGAATATGATGTATAACGACAGGGGTATAGAAGGTGTCCCTGGAATGACGCCGATCAACACGACACCGATAACCACCTATACGAGTATCCGGAATATGTTTCAGTTTCGTAAATCTCAACCGGCAGAAACACATTTACTTGTTCAGGCATGGAATTCAGGCGAAACGGCCTCGCGGGTATTAGTGAATACTACGGCAATACCAAGCCAGGGTGATTTCAATGCTACGGCATTACACACAGACGATAGTTCGGCAGGCAAAGGAAGATTCTCAAACGCCCCACTTGCTCATGTATGTTACTGCAATAGTGTTGAGACAATGATTTATGGCGGTACTGAATCAAGGGTAGCAGGTTTCATTCTCTTTGATGCCAATGCCAGTTCATTCACGCATGATTACACGGAGAAGGTCAAGAACACAAAGACAGATTCCGACAATGTAGCCACCATGAAGAAGGATGGCGCAGGTACGCCTACGGTATCTCTTTATATCGGTAATGTCATGCCCCTTAAGAATATCAAGTTTTACATAGCGACGGCAAATGCCACCACAGGTACTTTGAGTGTTGATTTATGGAACGGAAGCTCATTTGTGGCAGTTTCTAATTTAACAGATGGAACTGCTAGCGGTGGAGTACCTTTTGCACAAACTGGAACCGTAACTTTTGACACTACAGAGACAACCGCAAAGACAAGTATCCGGGAAGGTGTGTTGGGTTTTTGGTATCGAGTCCAGATTACAAATTGTGATAATACCACTACAATATCACAATGTACGGTAGGAGTTCCGTTTCAGCCTATCCAGGATCTCTATGACGGTGTGCCCAGGAAGTTTATCAAGGTTTTCTATGATGATGATAGTGCCTCAAGTTTCCTGGATAATACTGTTAATGTGAGTAAGGATGAATATTTTTTTGATACCAGTACCGGTGGAGATACAAGTACGTACATGGTGTTGTCTGCTATGGCAACGGCAGATTCGATATTCGTGGGTTCATTTGAAAGGATACAGGGTTTCCAGGTTAAACTTATCCCGGGTGATGAGAATACTACAGCAGCAACTACGATGTCAGTCTCATATTGGGATGGTGCAGCTTATCAAGCCTTAACAATAACAGATGGCACAAGTCAGAACAGCATATCGCTTGCACAAAATGGATTTGTTACGTGGGCACCTAAAGCAGAGAATGTAGAATTTAAACAGTCTATTGGTGGAGAGGAAGCACTCTACTTTTATAAAATTACCTTTGATAAGGTTCTAACAGCAGATGCCGTCAGAGTATTCTTTATGAGTTACATTCCTGTCCAGAGGCCGATCCAGGGATATAAATTCAGTATTAATGCGAAAAACCGTCTGATGTTATTCTCAGATAAGAATGGCG